AATTACTGATGAAGTTCGTGCAGAACCAGATGGACTTAGCGTTGGCGATTTTGTTAGCTGGGATAGTTCAGGTGGGGAAGCCTATGGCAAGGTTGAGCGCATAGAGCGTGATGGCTCTATCGACGTTCCAGATAGTGACTTTACAATCAACGGCGATGCAGATGATCCTGCTGCGTTGATTGAAGTGTACCGCGAGGGCGAGGATGGCTATGAGGCTTCAGGCCGCATGGTTGGGCATCGTTTTTCTACGCTGACCAAGACAGCGGAACGCGGTTACAAGGATAAAGAGCGTTTTGATCGTGAGAAAATGGAAACTCGCGGCATGATGTTCGATACAAAAGTTGTTGACGAAGAGAAGCGCACAGTTCAGATCGCTGTATCCAGCGAAGAACCTGTTGAGCGCAGCTTCGGGACAGAAGTATTAGATCACGATGAGCGCAGTATTGATCTCAGCTTTGCGCGCTCAGGCACTATGCCACTGCTGCTGGATCACGATCCACGCCAGCAAATTGGTGTAGTAGAGGATGTTCGCCTCGATGGCTCGGCACGCCGTTTGCGTGCGACGGTTCGTTTCGGAAGAAACGGGCTTGCCAAAGATGTGTTCGAAGATGTTGTGGACGGTATCAGAAGCAACATTTCTGTTGGCTATCATGTCAACTCAATGGTCGAGGACAAGACGGGTAGCTACCGTGTTGATAATTGGCTGCCAATGGAGGTTTCGGTTGTAAGCATACCCGCAGACAGGACAGTCGGGGTAGGTCGTGCAGCAGAAGCGCCACCCGCAAAACCCAAAACAGAAACTCTTATTGAGGAAACTACTATGTCAGAAGAAGTACAAGTAGACGTAGAGGCGGTTCGCGCAGAAGCAGCACGTTCCGCAGCTAAAGATACAGCAGAGATGTATCGCCTTGCAGCAAAGCACAACAAGCGCGATATGGCAGACGAAGCTGTAAAAAATGGTCGTTCACTAGCTGAGTTCCGTGGTGAACTGCTAGAAGCGATTGGAAACGCGCCATTAGACACACAAGAGATTGGCCTAACAAAGAAAGAAGTTCGTAACTTCTCTTTGATGAAAGCAATCCGTGCGATGGCGAACCCAACAGACCGTAATGCACAAGCGGAAGCAGCATTCGAGTTTGAAGCATCACAAGAAGCAGCGAAACGTGCTGGCGCAGACCCACAAGGTCTATACATGCCACACGACGTTCTACGTTCTTGGAACCAGCGTGATCTGAACACATCAGACGACAGCGCAATGGTTGCAGAAGCGTATCGCGGCGGTGACTTCATTGACGTACTGCGCAACGCATCATCAGTGATGCAAGCGGGCGCGACAATGTTGACAGGTCTACAAGGTGACGTAAAAATCCCTAAAAAGACTGCTGCATCAACTGCTGCTTGGATCGCAACAGAAGGTGGCGCGTCCACTGAGAGCGAACCAACATTCGGTCAGGTCACAATGTCACCAAAAACCATTGGTGCGTTCACTGACATCACACGCTTGATGATGATGCAATCGTCACTAGACATCGAAAACCTAGTTCGCAATGACCTATCAACAGGCATCGCACTAGCAATCGACGACGGTGCGTTGGAAGGTGCTGGTTCATCTGGTGCGCCAACAGGTATCAAAAATACATCTGGCATCAACGCTCCAACATCTTTCGCAGGGGTCAACCCAACATTCGCAGAAGTAGTTGCGATGGAAACTGCGGTTGCGGAAGATAACGCGCTTATGGGCAACCTAGCGTACATCTTGCCAGCAGGCATGGCGGGTGCGTTGAAAACAACTGCAAAAGATGCTGGTTCAGGCCAGTTCGTATTGCAGGGTGGCGAGATGAACGGATACCGTGCAATCGTATCTAACCAAGTAACAGCAGGCGATCTATACTTCGGTAACTTCGCAGACTGCTTGATTGGTATGTACGGTGGCTTGGACATCACAGTTGATCCATACACTGCATCAACATCTGGCACAGTTCGCATCGTTGCACTGCAAACTGTTGACGTAGCAGTACGTCACGCAGTTAGCTTCGCAGTCAACAACGACGGCGCATAATGCTAACGTGGGGCGGCATGAAAGCCGCCCCCTCTTCTGAGGGGACAAAAATGAAGTACATCATTCTAAAATCATGTGTCGCAGCGGGCGCATCGCGTAAAGCGGGTGAGATAGTTGAGCTAGGAACAGATGAGGCGGCTTCGTTGATGGCCTATTTGCGAGTTGCCGTGGCACCAGAGCCAAAGCCTACTGCTGCTTCGACAGATCGCGCTGCAAAGCCTAAATCAACACGGGCGAAGAAATGAAGATTAAGTTAATCAAAGATGCAATCATTCACGGCATCCCGTCAAAAGCTGACAGGGTACATGAAGTAATTGATCGTGTTGCTCAAAAGCTAATAGATCGCGGCTATGCGATATTAGACGACGGCAAGGTCGAAGAGGAACAGGAAGTAGAAGAAGATGGCGCTATCTCTGACGGATGACTTAGGTTATCTCTTCAACGTAGATGAATTTGCTCAAAGCGTAACCTATCAGCGCAAACTGGGGCTAGGTGACAGCACAATTATTGGCATCTTTGATAATGAGACAGTTCCCGTTGATGCTGGCGGTATTGCATTGGTGCATCAGGAACAGCCGCGCTTTATGTGCAAGACAGGCGACGTTCCATACATTGCCGAAGATGACTTTTTGATTATCAGCAGCATAAATTATCGCGTTGTTGCTTGGGTGCATGATGGCACTGGCGTAACCACGATACATCTGGAAAAACAATAATGGCGCACGTTAGAAAGCAGATACGAGACAAGGTTGCCTCAATACTGAAGTCTAATGTTGGGCTTGTGCAGCGTCGTGTATATACAACGCGCGTTCATCCACTTAACGATACAAATTTGCCCGCTATCAGCGTTTACACTGGCACTGAAACAAGTCAGCGCATGAACTTCGGTGTGACGGATATGATTAGGGAGCTTGCCTTGGAGATTGACGTTTACGTCAGGGAAACAAGCAAGTTTGATGATGATGTGGACGCTATATCCGTTCAGGTCGAAGAAGCGATGGCTGACAACTTTACACTTGACGGCCTTGCAAAGTTTGTAGTTCTAACCTCTACTCAAATACAGTTTGATGGTGATGCTGACCAAATACTTGGTGTAGCAAAGCTGACATACTCTGTTCAGTATGTTACACCTATAAACGACGTTGAAACCGCCAAATAAGGAGACTTCCAATGGCAACTCATACTGGCAGTGAAGGAACCGTAAAGGTCGGTTCTGATGCAATTGCAGAAATCCGCTCATACTCAATCTCAGAGGTGGGCGATACTGTTGAAGATACAAGCATGGGCGACAGCGCACGCACGTATCTAGCAACATTAACATCATTCAGCGGATCAGTTGATGTATTCTGGGACGAGACTGACACAACTGGTCAGGTTGCCCTAACAGTAGGATCAACAGCTACACTGAATGTTTATCCTGAAGGTGACACTTCAGGCGACAACTACTACACAGGTAGTATCATTGTTACTGGGTTTGACATTACCGCATCCTTTGACGGGCTTGTTGAAGCAAGCATTTCGTTCCAAGGCAACGGTGCGTTGACACGCGGTGACGTAGCTTAATAGGTGGATTAAATGAGTACAGCGGCAGACGCACTGAAAGCGTATTTGGAAGCGGAGAAAACCGAATACGTTGATGTGCCAGAATTAGGTGCAGAGGGTAAGCCTTTGCGCCTTTTTTACACACCCTTCAGCGGCCTTGATATGGCTAACTTACAACGCAAGCACGACGATTTCCCGTCAACTAAGATCGAAGCTATGTTTGATGTGATTATACAGAAAGCATTAGATGAGAATGGCGAGAAAGCATTTACTTTGGAGCATAAGCCTATGCTTCGCCGCTTGCCGCATGAGTTAATCTACAAGATTGCTGTACCCATGTTCTCTTCAACGTCCGTGGAGGAACATGAGGGAAACTGAGAGCAAACCCATTTAGGTTCAACTTGGTCGTCTTGGCTGAGAAATTAGGCAAGACGATAGCAGAGATTGAGAAAATATCTGTAAGTGAGTATAATGAATGGGTGGCTTACTTTAATATTGCAGAGGACAAGTTAAAGAAATGAAAGAACGCTTAGAATATGTCCTCGCTGGGCGTGACGAATTAACCAAGCCCTTAAAGCGCGCTGAAAATCAAATGAAGAGCCTTGAGGGACAAGCTAGACGCACTGGCGTCCAGATGAACCAGTTTGGCGGTGCGCTTACGGGCGCTGGCAAAGATTTGCGCAAATTTGCTATGGGGGGCTTGCAGCAAGCTGGTTATCAAATTGGTGACTATGCTGTTCAGGTGGCTAACGGCACCTCTAAGATGCAAGCATTTGGCCAGCAGGCTCCACAGTTATTGCAAATCTTTGGGCCGCTGGGTGCTGTTGTCGGTGCCGCTGTCTCAGTTTTTGCAGCATTCGCGGTTGTAGCCGAGAAAACTTCGGGTGCGCTGGGTAATGTCGAGCAGGCTATGAAAAACCTTCGTACCATGTCAGACGACTTGGCTATGAAGTTCCAAATGATTAAGTTTGGGGTTGACACCGAAGCAGAAGCTATTGCCCTTAGAGAGCTTGCGCATTTACATTTAAACTACTTAGAAGCGGTTAGAGTTTGGAAAGAGACAGATGACCTTGGATCAAGACAGCGCCAAGCTGAAGACATTAGGGACTTAAAGGCTCTTATAGCTAACCAGCAAAAGATTGTAGATCAGTTCGCCGAAAGGCGCGAGGCTGTACAATTGGCCATTGGACTTGCTGAGAAATACAATAAACTTGAGCTTGCACATGCACGAATACTTGGGGATCAAAAGCGTGCAGCGGAGGCAAGTCTTGCTGCTTACACGGAATATTATACGTCAAGAGTTGCTGCGCACCAAATGGCCCTTAGGGAAGAGGCAAAGCAGCAGCAAATTGCTCATGGAGAGCAGTTAAAGCTGATGGGTGAAACCAAGCAGCAGGCTATTGAAAACGCGGCACGAATAAAACAGGCTTACGCTGAATATTATGCGTCTAGGATACTGGGTGAAAAGGCCGCGCGAGAGGCAGCGGAAGGAAAGTCCGTAAAAGGCGGCAGAGGCCGCGATCCAAGACAGTTTACATATTTGGATGAATTTCGGAAGCAACTCAAAGACCAGCAAGACGCGAGGACTGCTGCAAACAAAGCCTCATCTAAAGCTGCTGAAGAATTAAAGATAGACATTATTGAGCTAACGCCAGAAATGCAGAGAATAATGGATGTTTCTGAAAGCATTGGACAATCTTTTGAGAATGCATTTATGAGCGCAGTGGACGGCAGCATGAAGGCGAAAGATGCTTTCCGCATGATGGCGTCAGATATAATTAAAGAATTGTATCGCGTGTTTGTTGTCAAGCAGATCACAGGTTTTATAACAGATGCAGCAAGTCTGCTTCTTGGGCCAAAGGTCGGCGCGGTTAGCATGGGGCCGAAGGCAATAGGTGGCCCAGTTCAGGCTGGTGGGAGTTATCTTGTCGGAGAGCGCGGCCCAGAGTTGTTTAGGCCAGCTAGATCAGGGTCTATTACGCCAAACGATCAACTTGGCGGTGGAACAATTGTCGTCAACCAAACCATCAACGTATCAACAGGCGTACAACAAACTGTACGCACAGAGATCAAGTCACTGATGCCACAGATTGCAGAAAGCGCGAAAGCGGCAGTCGCAGATGCGAAACGGCGTGGCGGTTCATATGGAAGGGCGTTTGCATAATGGCTATCACTTACCCTTTAACTCTGCCGTCACATACGGGCATTGCGCAGATTGAGCTACGCGCGGTAAACGCGGTTGCATACAGTCAATCACCGTTTACCTTTGCGGGTCAGGCACATGCTTACAGTGGCGAAACTTGGCAAGCCGACATCACATTGCCGCCAATGAAACGTGCAGATGCAGAACAATGGATTGCGTTTCTGATTAGCTTGCGTGGCCAATACGGCACATTCTATCTTGGCGATCCCAGCGCAACATCACCGCGCGGCACGGTATCGGCAAACAATGATGTTAATTCTGCATCTGGAAGTGCGGGTGATCGTACAATATCAGTCACTATTACATCAGGCGAAACGCTGTTAGCTGGCGATTACATCCAGATCGGCACTACGTCCAACCGCACATTGCACAAGGTGTTAGAGGATGTAACAGGTACAGGCGCATCGCAAACAATAGAGATATGGCCAGCTTTACGAGAAAACAAATCAAGTGCGGGTGTGAATATTCTGAACACAACTGGCAAGTTTCGCTTGGCAAGCAATCAGCAAAACTGGTCAGTGAATGAGGCCAGTATATACGGCATAACATTTGGAGCGTTTGAGGCGATATGAGTAGAACAATCCCATCGTCAATATTGGCCGCGCTTGGCAATCCTGA